GTTTAATAAATAAGATTATCAATTTTTACGATAATCATTTACAAGTTAAAAAAGTAGGTTCGGACTTTCGCGAACAATTAGAAAACTTTGCCACTAAGGACGAAAAATATCCTTTGGTTTATATTTGCCCCGTTGACGCTGCGCCGTCTGAAATGGGTTTCACTACCGAAATTAATTTAGAAATCTATTGTTTTGATATTATACAAAAAGACCGAGCAAACATAAACGTAATTTTAAGCGATTGCCACTTAATATTAAACGATCTTTACAATTGGTTTTTAAACTCGGACGATTACTCTTTTGATATTATCGGAGTTCCTACAATGTCACCTTTAAATAACGATTTATTAGATTACGCGGCTGGATGGGTAATGACCGTTACTTGCTCAATAAATAATTATACCAATTGCCAAGTTCCTGAACAATTAGAGGATTAAAATTAATATAGTCATGCCGGACAAAGAATTTAAACTAAAATATAAGATACGGAATAAAGCCGCAAAGGTTTTAAAGCAAGTAATTAAACAGGACGCGTTAATCGATACAGGAACGCTTTACGAATCTATCCGTATTAATGCTAAATTCACAACCGAGGGCAGTTTAAGAATTGAAATTTTGGCAGCTTATTACTTTGGATTCTTAAATAATGGCACAATAAGCATTGAACCTTACAATTTAGTGCGGTCATTCAATAAACAATTAGAAATGCAAGGTATAATTTCAGAAATGTACGCGCAATATATTGAATGGTTAACGGGTAAATATCCACTTGTTCAAGTTGCTGGAATGTTGCGTAAAAAACAAAATGTAATCTATGACTTTAATCCGTTATTTGGTGAGTTTTGGGCGGCATTGGAATACTAAACGCTTAATTCTTTTTTCATTCCTAAAAAGTTAAAGACCAAAATTAATGGTAGTTCACAAACGGCATGAAACTTAGTTAAATCCTCGTTGCATAGTGACCAAATAAGTTGTTCCCACGCCCATTTTTTCTGTTTCTTTTCTTCTTCAAATTCCTTTTGTTCCTCAGCGTCTAAGGTTAAATCGGTTTCGAAGTCATCTTCATAGGATTCCGACATTAGGTTTTTATATTGGTCGATAATATCCTCACGAAATTTAATATATTCAGGTAGTAACCCGTAAACATCAGTAATCGGAAAATCCAAAAACCAATCTAAACGGTCATTAGAATGATAATTATAGCTTTCTAAGACGTTATCGCCCCATTCATTAACACGAACCCGCCTGTAAAGAATTGCAACGATGTTAAGCAACTTTTCGATGTAGTTATCCGAGAAATAAGATTCTAAACTTATAAACTCACCGAGTGTAATTTTGTTAAATGGTTTTAGTTTATAAACTCCGATTTCTTTTTTGTAGTTTTTATGCGGTTCGCCACGTATAAATTTAACCTCCATTAATAAGTCTTCAAGTTCTTCGATGGCAAGTTCTTCAATATCTTCAGGATAGCAATCTAACAACGTACAAAGTACATCAATCTGATAATTAAAAACCCCATCTTCATCGGATAGGGTTCTAAGTTCTATAAAGGATTCAATCGTTATTTGATTCCACGCTTTCGGAAGCTTGTTTTTGAGCATGGCTGGATATTGTTTGAGTTACAAAGTTTAAATAAGGGATTGCAATTTCAGCGGCTTGTAATCTAAACAACTTTGATTTGTGTTTTAGGTGCGCGTTGTCGTAGTGTTCCGTATTTGAAAGGTCGCTTCTTTTAAACAACAAAGCCATGATATCAGAAACTGAATGTTTGTTTTCTTTGGTAATTATCTTTTCAATTAGCTTCGTATCTTTTACAGATAAACGCATTTCGGCATTATAAGTAAATCCGTCAATTTCTAAACTTGTAACGGGTTCTTTATTTTCGTAATTATCGGTATTAAATTCTTTTGTCTTTTCAACAAAGTATTTAAAATCTTCCCACTCATCTTCTTCGATTCCGACAACTTCAAAAACTTTGATTTGTTTTTCGATGTTATCCAATTCGGGATTGTTATGGATAGCTGAAATCTTTTCGAATTCTTCGATGTTAATTTCATTCATTTTGTTGGCAATTTGCCTACCTAAAACTTCAATCATGTTTATAATTTTTGAACAAATATAAATAATATTTAATATAGTGAGATGACAAAAGATTTACCTATTTACAAAATTACCATTGAACCTGAATATTCAGATGGCGAAGATTTAGGAATCGAGCAAATCGCTTTCACTTCAAACCCCGCTATTAAGGTTAAAGGAATGGCTTTTAATCAAGATGTAAAATTGTTATTTGCAGACAATTTAAAATATCGCGTTACGGCTCCCGCTATGATTCCAATGGAAATTTATAGACGTGACGATGAAACGGGCGAATACTACGTTCAATTTACAGCTGAAACAATCGAGCAAATACATTCTAAATTCATGCAAGATTTAAAGAATCGCGACATTTTTAATTTAGAACACGACCAAACACAACAAGTTCCCGCATATATTCTTGAATCGTGGATAGTAGATAACCCAAAAGAAGACAAAGCGTTTAGCACGTTTGGAATTGAAGTGCCAAAAGGAACTTTGATGTTAACGGCTCAAATTACTGACCAAGAATATTATAATGAGTTAGTAAAAAACGAACAAATCGGATTTTCAATCGAGGGGTTTTTAGGTTTAAAATTAAGTAATCAATTAAATAAATATAATATGAACAAATTACCAGACGGTGAACACCTTATCGAAGGTAAAATCTACGTTGTAAAAGGCGGCGAGATTATCGAGATAAAAGACGCACCAACCGAAGACGTGGCAATGGAAAGCGACACGGTAGTCGAAGAAGAGGTAACAACCGAAACCGAGCCTATTGATGAGCAACCAGAACCTGAAGAAGCTGAAATGGCTGTTGACATAACAACGGACGCTGAAGCTGTTTTAGCAATTGTTTCACCTGTAATTGAAGAGCAGGTTAACAACCTATTAAAAATTATCGCTGATTTAAAATCCCAAATCGAGGATATGTTAGCAGAAAGAACTGAAGACGAAATCGAATTAAAGTCTGATGTAAAAATGAGTATTGCTGAAAAGTTCAGCGCATTAACTAAACTAAGTAATTAATTAAAATCAAATACAAATAAAAATGGAAAGAAAATTAAAATTTGACTTGGATATCGAAACCAACGCTTTGTTGTGTCCAAATCCTAACGAGTTCTATTCAAGAGCTTATTTAACAGCTGATGTTGCGGATACTTACCGAGCATTACCGGGTATTAAATCAAAAACAAAATTAGCAAATGTTGCTTTTGGTTCAATCCTTAAGGCTTCAACTTGTAACTTCGAAGCGCCAACAGATACGCTTGACGCAATCGACATCGAGGTATGTGCATTTAGTGCAATGGCACAAATCTGTCAATTTGATTTGGAGCAGTCTTTTGTTGCTTTACAAATGACGCAAGGGTCTAACGGTGACTTTTCAGTGCCTTCATTCATGAATTACTACTGGGGTGAAATGGCAAGACAAATTGAAGAGGACATCGAACTAATCAGATGGCAAGGTGACACAGAAAGCGAAAATCCTTTACTTGCTTTGTGTGATGGTTACTTGAAAAAACTTTGTTTAGAAACAGGCAATTTGGCTTACGAAAATGGTGGTGCTGTTAACTCGTCAAATGTACTTGCTACATTGAACACGGTTGTAAATAGTTTACCAGCTTCAGTTCGATTTAAGAAAACAGACTTAAGAATCCGAGTTTCTTCAAATGTTGCAGCGGCTTATGAACTTGCTGCCGCTTCAGGTAACACATTAACTTATGTTTCTGCTCCGTTGCAAATGACTTATTTAGGAATTAAAGTTGTTGTTTGTGAGGGTATGCCTGACAATACAATCGTAGCTTCTTTGCAAACTGATTTAATCTATGCATTTGACGCTGAGGGCGATTCTAAAGCGTTGAAAGCTGTCAACTTAACAGATACAGTTGCAGAGCCTTATATCCGTACACGTGCGAATGTAAAAGCTGGTTTCTTTTATGTAAACCCTGCGCAAATTTCTGTTTGGTCTGCTTGTTTTGACTAATTAAAATTAACGGGGGTGTAAAAACCCCCTATTTATAAACACTAAAAAAATATATAAATTATGTCATGTGAAGCATTAGAAGGAATTGTAAAGTCGTGTGACAACAATTCCGGTGGTATCTACAAAGTGTGGATAAACCAACAAGATGAGATTGATAGCGTTGCCGTTAACCCAACATTAACGTGGACTATTGATGAAATTACCTTAGTAACACCAACACCTTACACTGAATTTGAAATCCGAAGAAATACGGGTTCTTATACTGAAGAAGCTGCAATCGACCTTGTAAACGGGTCTTCTTATTACACTCAAATAATTACTTTGATGTTCCATCGTCGTGACCAAACTAAGTCACAGGCGATTAAAGTTTTAGGAGCTGGTCAACAATATCTAAATGCAATCGTTTTAGACGCTAACGGAAAATATTGGTATTTTCCATTCATGCAATTAACGGGAGCCGCTGAAGGTTCGGGAACTGCCCGTGCTGATGGTTCTAAATATTCAGTTACTTTGACTGCGGAAAACGATTTCTTAGCTTATGAGGTTACGGAAGCTGCGGTATTAGCGGTTATTTAATACTATCTTCTCCAAGAAAATTAGCACTCTTTATAAGGGTGCTTTTTTTTTTAAACAAAAAGACGTACTAACTTAATATAGTTGTGATATATATAAATAAAGACGAGGTAAACAATATCGTGTTAACGCTTAGTGAGGTTAGTACCTTAACAAATCCTTATTATTTATTCGTGTTTCAAAACGAAATGAACCCTGAAAGCGAACCTGTTTTATTTACATCTTCAGATGTTTCAGCTTATCCGGAACGATACAATCAGTTTTTATTAGATGAACCCGTTGACGTTGAACTAATCAAAGGGCAATACTCATATTCGGTTTACGAATCGGTAATACCACCCGTTGCAATTATAGACACAACAGGAATTGTTATCGAAGAAGGGCGAATGGTTGTTTCAGGTTCTATTATAAATTCAATATACGATTAACTTATGGCATGGTATAACATATTTTCTAAAAGTGAAAAACAAGGCGTTGAAGTTGTCGAAGGTTATCATAGTTTTTCTACTCCATTTGCTCGAGTTGGTAGTGCAAATCTTGCATTACCTTATGTAAATGGACGTTATCAAGTCGCTGGGTACATTCCTTTTGGTTCGGATAACTTATACCCTGAAATCCTTAATCAGATGTATTACAGCTCACCTTTACATGGCGCAATTGTAGACTATAAAACAAATGCGGTTATCGGTGGCGGTTTTAATATCATGATTGATAAATTAACCAATGAGGAAAAACTCGAATTATACGCTTTTGAATCTAAATTGAAGTTAAAAAAAATGGCTTCGGTTGTTACTAAACAACTTGTTATTCATAACCGAGTTTATTTTAAGTTATGTTTTTCTGAAAAGGGAAAAATAGTTAAAATAGATAATCTTTCACCTGAAAAATTAAGACGTTCACAGGACGGTAAAACTTATTTTGTTTGTGATGATTGGGCTTCAAGAATTGATGTTTTAGAAATCAAACCCTACCACCCATTAAATAAAGATTACGAGCAATTATTTATTTACGAGCTACCTTGTATTGGACAAGATTATTATCCATTACCACAATATTCAAGTGCTTTGAACTTTGCCTTTTTAAGTGGTGAACTTAGTTATTTAGCAAAATCAAATATTCAAAACGCTGTTTTCCCTTCTTTTGCAATGTTTTTTCCTAAGCGTCCACAAAGCGAAGAAGAAAAAAATATGATAAGACGCACCATAGATAAACTAAAAGGCGCTGAAAACGCTGGAAAAGCGGTTGCATTCTTTGCAAATAGTGCTGAACAGATGCCGAAAATAGAAAGTTTACCAACAAATTCAAACGATAAGTTGTTTCAGGAAGCTTCAAACCTAAACACGGAACAAATATGTTTTTCACATACTATTGACCCTATATTAATGGGCGTTCGAACAACGGGTTCACTTGGTGGCGGTGCGGATATAAAACAAGCGTATGTTATATTTGAGAAAAACGTAGTAAAACCATTACGCGAATGTATCCAAGATATATTTAACGAATTGTTATATATTGCAAAGGTAAAAGGAACATTAAAAATCAATAATTTTCAAATCATTAATGAAACTATTGTAGAGGTTGAAGAAAGCGCGTCAAAAACAAGCGACGCATTGAACTCTTTGTCGCCTTTGGTAGCTACAAAAGTACTCGGAAGCATGACACCGAACGAAATTCGTGCCTTGGCTTCATTACCACCAATTGAAGGTGGCGATATTACAGTTAATAACCAACCCCAAACACCTGAATAATGTTATATTTTATAACTGAAAACTACCTAAAAACAAACACGCCGATAACGGCGAATGTAGACGTTACAGATGTAACCCCGTATATTGCAACACAGGCGCAGTTAAGGGTTATGCCAATTTTAGGAACTACATTTTTTAATTATATGCTGGAAGTTTATAACGACCAAACGGCAACAAACGATGAAGAAACTTTAATTAAATTCATTCAACCCGTTATCGCTTGGCGTTCGGCTGAAGACGCTGTTTTTGGTTTAACATACCAACTTAAAAACAAAGGACTTCAATTACAAAGCGGTGATTACTCAAGTTCGGTTAGTCAACGCGAAGTGGCTTTTGGTATGGATCATTACGCACAAAAGGCTTCATTCTTTGAAACACGATTAATCAGATACCTATTAAAAAATAGAAATTTATTTCCTGAATTTATTTCACATGAAAACCGCGATACTGATTTACGCCCAATGATTGATTGTTTAGGTTGTTCTGGGTGTCACAATGCAACGTGTAACGGTGAAAGCGGAAATGGATATAACAATCAAATCTTAATACTATGAGTTTAATAGAACAATGGGCAAACAACCTTGGAAAAACTGAAAC